TCTATTAATTTAGCTACTGACTTTTTAGAAGTTCCTAGTTCGATAGGAGTACCTCTAGATGGTGCAGCGAGTGAGGAATACAAAGCTACTTACACAAATTTAGTTAGTGGTGCTTCTTCAAGTGTTGTTCTTTCTAAAAATCTAGATGGTGGAGGTACTTATAATTTCCCTAGACAATTTATTAGCGTTTTAAATTCTTATTATGCTGACGGGAACAAAGTTGAAATAATAGATAATAATACAACTACTGTACTAGCGACATATTATTTCTATCCAAAAGAAGCTTGTAAATATACTCCAGTTAAATGTGATTTCGTAAATAAGTTTGGACAATTTCAGAGATTATGGTTTTACAAAGCGAAAAATGAAAGTATAAATGTAAAATCTAGTGAATATAAATCTTTACAAAGTTCAATTACTTCTTATAATCAGACACAAGGACAAAAGAAAGAGTTTAACATTAACGCTATTGAAAGTATAAAGGTAAACACTGATTGGGTAGATGAAAGTTTCAACGACATTCTAAAAGAAATAATGTTATCAGAAAAGATATTAATTGATGACAAACCAGCGAAATTAAAAACTAAAAGCACCGAGTTATTTAATAACATTAACACGAAACAAATTAATTATACTTTGGAGTTTGAATATAATTTTAATACTATCAACAACGTAAAATGAGAACAGTACAACTATACATTGAGGGAGAAAGGGATAGTGGGAATTATAGCGAGGTCGAGTTATTTAATGATGAAAGCATTAACCTTTCTTTATCCGTTCAAAATATTCAAGACATTTCAAAAGTATTTACGGACTTTTCGCAAAGTTTTACAGTTCCAGCGAGTACAATAAACAACGCTATCTTTAAACACTTTTATGAAAATGATGTAGATTTAGATTTAGCATTAATAGACCAAAGATTAAAAAGAAATGCTTACATTGAAATTGATAGAACACCTTTTAGAAATGGTAAGATACAATTAGAGAAATCCAATTTAAAAGATGGTCAAGCGCAAAGTTACTCCATTACATTTTATGGGGATTTAGTTACTTTAAAAGACACGTTCAGCGATGACAAGTTAAGTGATTTAGATTATAGCAATGTAGATTTTACCTATACGGGAACAGAGGTTGTAAATAGGTTAACAACTCCATCAAGTTCTACTGATTACGATATAAGATATCCATTAATTACTTCAGATAGGGTGTGGAGTTATGGAGATAGTACAAGCACTGATATTAGTATAACGGGTGGAAAAATAGATTACACTGAATTACAACCAGCAGTTAAGGTGGCTAGAATATTCGATGCTATTGAAACAAAGTATAATGTAAATTTTGAGGGTTTATTCTTAACTGATAAAAGATTTACTGATTTATTTCTTTGGTGTAGAAATGGAGTTGAAAACAATATTAGAACTAATTACGTTCAGTTAAGTAATTCTGTAACTACATCTTATGACATATCTAATCCTTTAGATAGGCTTACATCTTCATTGACTTTAAGTATTTTTAACGTATCAAATACTAGCGCAGTATGGTATGTAGATGTTTTTGTTAATGGTGTTTTTGTTGAATCAATAAGTGAAAGTGGGAATAATAGTATTAATGTAGTTTCAAATGTAAATGGTGTTGTAACTTGTAGTGTTTATTCAGATGCAACTTTAACTTTCGATAGTGATTTTGTTTACACTACTAAAAGAGTAGAGTTTACTCCAGGAGGTAATCAAGCTGGTCAAACAATTACTAATAATTCAACAACATACAACAACTCTCAAGTAGTTTTAACACTATCTAGTAACATAAAAACTAAGATGCCAGACATTAAGGTAGCTGATTTTTTTAGTGGTGTTTTAAAACAATTTAATCTTACTTGCTATCCTTTATCAATTAACACTTTTGAGATTGAGCCTTTAGACTATTGGTATCAAAAAGGGGCATTAAACGACATTACTAGCTTTGTCGATGTGGATAGTATAGATGTTGCGAAAGTGCCACTATACAAAAGAATAAATTTTGAACATGAAAAAAGTAAAAGTTTTAATAACCTTAGTTATGCTGAAGCTTTAAGGAAAGAGTATGGAGATTTATCTTTAAATTTTGAATATGATGGTTCAGACTTTGAGGTTAAAGTACCTTTTGAGAATTTAAGATTTGAAAAGTTTGAAGATGAAAATTTAACAGTAGCTTATAGTTTAGAAAGTGCTCCAAGTTTTAAACCTTACACTCCTAAACCTATATTAATGTATATGTATGAGCGACAAACTTGTAACGGGTTTTATTTGTACGATGGAAGTTCAAATCAATTCATTACTCAATATATGCCTTTTGGTCAAGATTTATTAAGTGATGGTATAAACTACTCTTTAAACTTTGGTAAAGAAACAAGTACGTTATTAGAAGCGTCTATACCTAACTCAATTTATTCTATTTATTACAATAACTATTTAGAGAATTTAATAAATAATAAGAATAGGTTAACAAGCATTAAAGCAAACTTTCCAACTTCTTTAATAACCAACTTAAAACTAAACGATAGGTTAATAATTAGAGATAAGAGATACATAATAAACAACATTAAAACCAATTTAACTAGTGGAGAAGTTGACCTAGAGTTATTAAATGATTTTAGAGAAATTTCCAACGCAAATGTAACGAATGAGTTACTACCAATAGGTGGAGTTATTAACGTGCCAGTATTAGTTGAAAATAACGTTGAGGTGGTTAACGTGTCTACTCCAACAGTAGGAGTTACTTTAGGTGCTACAACAACTTTTACAACTGATGGTTTTTTAGAAGTTACTTATCCAGCTAATCCTAATGCAGGTTTTGAAAGGATAACAGAAAATAATGATGAAAGAGTTACCGAGAGAATAGATACAAGACGTTCCGAAAGTGGAAGCGAATATATTATAGAAATTGATTTAGAAAGTATATATTTCAACGGAGAAATTAAAAACGAAAGTTTATTTTATATACAAGGTTTATGATAAGAAACATTTTAAAATTATTAAGACAGTTTGACTACATGGTAGGTAGTGAGATAATCGACATAGCGAAAGGTAAAAACGAGATTAATTATAGTTTTAGTGAGTTGTACAAACAAAGAAAAAGAGAGTTAATAAGTAAGAAAATTAATAAGTAATGGCAGAAACTAGAACAATTAACTTAGAAGTAAACGACAATTCAGATGAAACAGCTAAAGGCTTTAAAAAGGTTGCTGATAGCATAGAGGATGCAAGTAAAGGTGTTCAAGACTTAAGCGATTCTACTAAAGGAGCAGAGGGAGGCGTTAAAAAGATAAGTAAAGGTATTAAAGGCATTGGTTTAGCTTTCAAAGCTGCTGGTGTTGGTCTTATTATAGCTGCTTTCGCTACACTTAAAGAAGTATTTACACAAAATCAAAAAGTAGCTGATGCTTTGAGTGCTGCATTTGAAACTATCTCTATAGTTTTTAACGAAGTTACTAGAGTTGTTACTGATGTTTATGATAGCGTAAGTGAAGCAACTAATGGTTTTGATGCTTTAGGAAAGGTAATGGGAGGCATTTTAAAGATAGCTATTGCACCATTTAAAGCTGCTTTCTTTGGTATTAAACTAGCAGTTGAAGAAGTACAACTAGCATGGGAAAAATCTCCGTTTGGGGGTGGAGATTTGACTACTATTAATAAGTTACAAGACCAAATTAAACAAACTAAAGAAGATTTAAAAGATGTTGGTAGAGAGGTTGTACAAGCTGGTAGTGATATTGCAACAAACTTTATTGAGGCAGCAGGAGAAGTTGGTAGTTTTGTTACTGAAACTGCAAAAGGTATTAGTGATATATCAGTTAAGGCAGCATTTGAACAAGCGAAATTAAACGTAGAGGTAACAAATAGAGCTAAGATTGCATCAGCACAACAAGGATTATTAATTGAGCAATACGATAGAGCAGCAGAGAAGTTAAGACAAGTAAGAGATGAAGAACGTAACTCTATTTATGAACGTATAAAGGCTAATAATGACTTAAACGAAGTATTAAACAAACAAGAAGAAGCACTTTTAAAACAAGCTGACTTACAAATACAAGCTGCTAGAAACGAGGTTAAGAAGTCTAACAACATTGAAAACCAAATAGCTTTAACAGAGGCACTAGCAAATAGAGAGGGTGTTTTAGCTCAAGTTGAGGGTTTACGTTCAGAGCAACTAGCAAATGATTTAGCACTAAACAGAGAGAAACTTGAATTAATACAAAGTCTTTCAGAAAGTCAAAGTGCTTTATCTTTTGAAGAAAAGAGATTTAATGCAGAAAGAATAGAGGATGAAGAGTTAAGACTTGAGCAGTTAAAATCAATAGTTGAAGAAGAGAAACAAGTAGAGCTTGAAAGGTTACAATCAAAAATAGATAGTTATAAAGAGGGTACACAGGCTAGACTAGATGCTCAAATAGAATACAACACAGTAAGTCAACAATTAAGTCAAGAGCTTATATCTTTAGAAGATGAACAAAGAGCTACGAAACTAGAAAAAGAAAAGGAAGCAGTAGAAACTGATAAAAAACTACAAGAACAACGATTTAATGCAGTTCAATCTACACTTTCAGCTATTGGAAATTTAACAGAATTATTTGCTGGTAAGTCTAGGAAACAACAAGAGAAAGCGTTTAAAATACAAAAGGCAGTCAACATAGCAAGTGCTGTGATAGACACTTATAAAGCAGCAAATTTAGCTTTAGCAAGTGCACCACCTCCATTATCTTTTGCTTTTGCAGGTGCAGCAATTACCGCAGGTTTACTAAACGTTAAAAATATAGCAAGTCAAAAGTTTGATAGTGGCTCTGCTGGTAGTGGCTCATCTGCTCCTAGTGTTGGTGGAGGCTCTGCTCCTCAATCTATACAGCCTAGATTTAACATAGTAGGTGATAGTGGAGTGAATGAATTAGAGGCTTTAAAATCACAACCAAGTAAAGCCTATGTAGTTAGTGGGGAGGTTACAACACAACAAGCACTTGATAGAAATAGACAAAGAAATGCAACACTTTAATAAAAAATAGTTAATAGATATGAAAAGAGATTTACAAGAGATTGAACTAACAATTAAAGACGAATCCGACGGTGTTTTCGCTATTAGTTTAGTTGACAGTCCAGCAATAGAGGAGAACTTTATTATGCTTTCAAGTCAAGAGGTAGAATTGAAAATCTTAGATGAAGAAAAACGTATCGTTGTTGGTTTTGCCTTAGTGCCAGAAAAGAGAATTTACAGAAGAGTAAAAGACAAAGAGTTTAATATCTACTTCACAAAGGAAACAGTTGCACAAAGTAGCGAGTTGTTTATGAAGAAACTAAATCTAAATAAATTTACTACCGAGCATGAAAAGGAAGTACAAGGAATAAATGTAATTGAATCATGGATAGTTGAAGATGCTAAAAACGATAAGTCAAACATTTATAATCTAGGTGCAAAAGGTGGAGAATGGGTGGTAATGTCTAAAATCTACAACGATGAAATTTGGAACGATATTAAAGAGGGTAAATTCAAAGGTTACTCAATTGAGGGTATGTATGATGGCTTTGATAAGTTAGAAGCTAGTGAAGAAGAAAGCGAGGAAGTAGAAGCAATTAAAGAATTTTTAAACAACATTTAAAATGGCAAAAATAAGTAGTTTAAGCGAAGTCACAACGCTATCTAATGATAATGATTTTATTGTAAATGATTCGACACCAACGACAAAAAAAGTTAGTTTTGAAACTTTAAAAAGTGAGTTAGGCTTACCAAGTAGAGTTTTATGTGGATTTATATCACAAAGTGGCACAGATGCACCAGCATTAACAATTATTAAAAATACTTTAGGAATAACACCTACAACTAGTTATAATAATGTAGGAGATTATACTATTGATTTTTCAACTTCGACATTAAATAGTAGTACGATTGTAATTATAGGTACTTCAGGCTTTTACCCATATACATTTCAAGCAAGTTATTCTAGTAGTACAACAATAGCTTTAAAGTCTTTTCGAGATAATATAAAGTATAACAACGCTTTTGTAAACATTCCAATTAAAATAGAAATATACGATTAATAAATAAATAAAAAATGGCTAAAAAAAAGACAGTAAGTAAAACAAGTCCAAAGGGAGGCAAAAGAGGTTGCATCTGTGATGATGGTAAGTATAGAGCAGAATGCTGCGATGGTACATTACAGAATCAAGGCATAGGTAACACAGAGAATCAAAGAGAAAGTGTTAAGGTAGATAATAGAACAGAACGTTCAAACACCTACTCAAGAGGTTAAAAATGTAACAGTTAAATTTTAAATAGTTAATAAGTATGAAAAAAGAAGTAAAAGATGCTTTAAACACACTTAAAACCTTTTTAGGTATGGAAGTAAAGCTAGAGCAAATGAAGTTAGTAGATGGTGTTACAACTATTGAATTCGACATCTTAGAGGCTGGTCAATCTATTATGATTGTAAACGAAGAGGATAGAGTTCCACTTCCTATTGGTGAGTACGAATTACAAGACGGTCAAATTCTAAAAGTTTTAGAAGATGGTGTTATCGGTGAGATTGGTGCTAAACAAGAAGAGGTTGAGCAACCTGAGCAACCAGAAGTTGAGGAAGAGGTTGAAATGGAAGTAGAAAAACCAACTGCTAAAAAAGTAGTAGAATCAACAGTAAAAGAAACTCACTTCTCTAAAGAAGAAAAAGAAAGTCTTGAAAAAGAGGTTGAGGAGTTAAAAGCTAAGATTACAGAACTTTCAAAAGTTGAAGAAAAAGTTGAAGAGGTTAAAGTTGAATTGAGCGAAGAAGAAGTTAAGCCGATTTCATTTAACCCTGAAAACAAACAACAAGTAGAGATTGTAAAACTAGGAAAAGGAAAATCAAACATTAGTAATATTTTAGAACAAGTTTATAAATTTAAATAATAAATAAAAATGGCAACAACAACTTCAATTACAACAACTTACGCTGGAGAAGATTCAGGTAAATGGGTAGCAGCAGCACTATTATCAGCACCTACATTAGGTAAAGAATTAGTAACAGTGATGCCTAACGTAAAGTACAAAGCAGTACTTCATAAATTAGCTACTGATGGACTTTTAAAAGATGCTTCATGTGATTTCACAGCAACATCAACAGTTACATTAACTGAAAGAATTATAACTCCAAAAGAATTACAAGTAAACGTTCAACTTTGTAAATCTGATTTCGTAGATACATGGTCTGCTATCGAAATGGGATACTCTGCACACGATGTACTACCTAAATCATTCGCTGATTACTTATTAGCTTATATGTCTGAAAAAGTAGGAGCTGCAAATGAGACTGCTATTTGGAATGGTGCTACTGGTACTTCAGGTTCATTTGATGGTTTCATGACATTGTTAACTACTGATGCTGCTTTACCAGCTGCAAATGAGGTTGCTGGAACAACTTTAACTGCTGCTAACATTGCAACAGAATTAGGTAAGGTTGCTGATGCAATACCAGCTGCGGTTTACGGTAAAGATGACTTAAGAATTTATGTTTCTCAAAATGCTTACAAACTTTATGTACGTTCATTAGGTGGATTTGGAGCAAGTGGTTTAGGGGCTAATGGTTTTGATGGAAAAGGAAATAACCAATCATTTGGAGATTTAATGTTCGATGGTATTCCATTAGTAGTGGCTGAAGGTTTAACTGCAAACCAAATGTTAGCTGCTGAAAAATCAAACTTATTTTTCGGAACTGGTTTACTTTCAGACCAAAACGAAATTAAAGTTATTGATATGGCTGATTTAGACGGTTCTAAAAATGTAAGAATTATCATGAGAATGACTGCTGGTGTTCAATATGCAAATGTTGAAGATATCGTAACTTACGGAATTACAAACGCTGCAAATTAATAATTAAATAAATTCAAATTAAAGGGGGGGTAAAATACTCCTCCTTTTTTTATAACTAAAAACTTTAAAAAATGGCTTGTTTATTAGGGAATGGTCGTGCGGAGGTTTGTAAGGATGTAGTAGGTGGTTTAGAGGCTATCTATTTCATTAACTACGGAGACATTACTGCAAAGACTTATGATGTTACAGATACAGACATGATATCAACGGTTACTGGTGTATCTAACTTGTATAAATTTGAATTGAAAGGTACTAACTCATTTGAGCAAACTATCAATTCATCTAGAGAAAATGGTACTACATTTGTAGAGCAAACTTTATCTATTCAGTTGAAAAAACAAGATGCTGCAACTACTAAAATAGTGAAATTATTAGCTTATGGTAGACCTAATATTGTTGTAAAAGATAACAATGGTAATTTCTTCTTAGCTGGTTTAGAGAGAGGTATGGATGTTACAACTGGTACTATCTCAAATGGTACTGCATTAGGTGATGTTTCAGGATATCAATTAACGTTTGTTGGTCAAGAAAAAATACCAGCGAACTTTTTAGATGCTGCTGATGAAGCTGCTTTAATTACTTTATTTGGAACTGCGACTATTGTTACTTCATAAGTAATGATATAGAATTAAAAAAGGGTAGCTAATAACTACCCTTTTTTTTGCAATAACATTCCATAAAGCAACATTAAAACGTTTGCTTATTTCAACGTTAGGCAACATTAACCTTTCTGAAATCTTCCAAAAACTCATCGCTCTTTAACCACAACACATGACCGTTTATATTAATCATAATACTTTGGTCATTTTCAGCGTAGCCTCTTTGAATTATTTCTGTTACCATGTTTTCGGGGACACATAAAACTGTATCACCTGCATTTACTTCTCTTACGTTGGTGTAAGGTGTTGTGGTTTCGTTTTTTTTCAATTTTCTTACCATAATAAACGTTGCCTAACAAAGTATATAGCACATAGCCCGTCAGGCTTTTTTAACTACGTGCGTTTATTAAATAATTTTATCTTTTGCTTAGGTCTGTGAGTGGCTACGTGCCATATACAAACCGTTGTAAAACATAGCCACTAAACAGGGCATCGCTCACTATAACACTTTTTTCCATCCGTGGGTAATTTGCATACCTTGCAATAATTTTCTTGTGGCAACGATTTTACAACAATGGGTATATTGCATTGCTCTTTATAGGCTTTATTAAAAACCTCATATGCCCAATGTGATGTTTGTGTTTTATCATTATGTCCAAAATACTCACGCAAGTTCTTTACTTGCCAATCTTCTAATATAATTTTTACCATTTTATAATGTTTTTAGTTATTAATCCGCAACGACAACATACCCGAGTACGTTATTCCTTTATAAAACTACCATCTACTAACTTACCTTTTCTATCTTTAATCTCATTGTAGGCACTTTCTAAACACTCTTTATAGTTTATACCTAGTTGCTCACAAAGTATGATTAAAACGACTTGAATATCCCCTATTGCATCTATTGTTTCGTATGGGTCTTTCTTTAGTAAGGCACTTGCCAACTCTCCTACTTCTTCTGTTAGCTTAATAAACTGCTTAGGTGCGTTTTCTTCTTTGATTAAACCTCTTTCGGTTGCCCACTCGATAACCTTTCTTTCTGTTAAACTTTTCATAATTTCTCTATTTCTTTTTTTACTAATTTCCAGTATGTTTTCTGTTTTGGAGTAGCATTTTGTATTCTACCATCTATAAAAATATTTGCTATACGTTTAACCGTTTCAACATACATTGTCCCATCTTCTCCACATTCAGAAATTTTTATAATTAATTCTTCAGCTTTTTCTTTTGGTGTCATAATTCATCTTAGTATTTTATTTTAATTAAACCCCAAAGTATGCTTATACTTTTATATCTATATTCTTTAATTACTTCCTCCCTATGTGTATCACTTTTAACTTTAGGTTTAATTTTATGTTGTACTTTTTTAGGTTTAATTTTATTTTTAGGGTAAG